GGTTACGACGGTTACTTAATGGATCGCCCAGAACACCTCAAGAATCCTAATTCTTCAAGTAACGTCCGAACTAAGGGTATCCCCTCGAACTCTCAGGATGTGATTCAGTCTCATGCTCAAGCTATCGAAGCTTATATACACGATCACGTAGGTGTGAGAGCAGAATCTGGAGAGATGGGGCAAATGCTATTCAACAGGACCCTAGAGGATTGGATCGGCTACAAGATTGAGAAGAGAACTAAGTTTGACTTGACCATCAGTTCTGGCCTGGCGCTCCTTGGAGCTCAAAAAGCAAAGAAGAAAGAAATGAAGGTTAATTTTAACGAGAAGAAGTTCTTTAGGTACTACACTCCTAACGCCTAAACCCCCCTAGGTTTATTTGCCTATATTTGCATCTACAAGGCCAATAGCAGATGCACAACACACTCAAAGGTAAGAAAAAATCTAGCGCTTTTCCAAACCCTCTTGCTACGCCAGAAGAAAAGGCTTCTAGAGAGTACGGTCTTCAGTATGCACGAGCTATCCAGAATCAGTGGGGGAGATCAGACGACGCGAAGAGCGTATATAGAAAGCGTTATAACGACTTCCAAAAAAACAGAGACTACGCAAACGGGACGCAAGACACTGCTATCTACAAGCAGCTCTTGAACAGCCTAGACCCCAACAATGGCGACGGCACCCTCTTGAACCTTGACTGGAGCCCTGTTCCAATTATCCCTAAGTTCGTTAAGATCGTAGTAAACAAAATTCTATCGAAGGACCCATATCCCAATCTTCAGGCAATCGACCCACTCTCAAGCAACGAGAAAGACGCTAAAAAGAGAAAGATTAGGATGCAAGTGGAGAACAAGCAGTTCTTCGAGCAGATGGAGGCTTCTGGAGTAAGAACGGAAACCTCTGCAAAAGAAATCCCAGATACGCTTGAGGAAGCGGAGATCTTCATTGATTCTAACGTGAAGACTGATGCTGAGGTGGCAGCTCAGATTGCCACCAACATGACCCTCTCTTGGAACAACTTCAACGATTCTATTTATCGTAGATGCGTAAACGACTTGGTTTCTTGCGGTCTCGCAGTAGTGAAGCGAAACAATGACCCTAACTACGGCATCAAAGAGGAGTATGTAGATCCAGCTACATTTATTCATAGCCATACAGAAGACCCGTCGTTTGAAGATATCGTCTACGCTGGTAGCGTAAAGCGTATGTCTATTCAGGAGCTGAAGCGCATTGCGCAAGACCAGTTCACTCCAGAGGAGTACGAAGAAATTGCAAAGAACTACAAAGGCAAGTTCAATAACGACAGCCACTTCTCTCGCGAGTACAACCCCCGTGGTCCTCACACTAGCGGATACGAAGAGTTCACAATCGAAGTCATGGACTTTGAGTTCATCTCCGTTGATTGTATGTACTACGAAGAGAAAGAGAGTCAGTACGGAAACGTAGGCTTTTACTACAAGGGTAACTCTTACAAGGAGCCAGAGAACTCTGTGTTCTCCAGAAAGCCATACAAGCTTGAAAACGCTACTGTGTACGGAGGTATGTACGTTATCGGGTCTGACAAGATTTTCAACTACGGGCTAAAGACCAACGTCCCTAAAAACATTTACGACCTTACGAAGGCTCGTATGTCTTACTCTGTGGTTGCAACCAATCTCAGAGATAGCGTTCCTAAGTCTTTGGTCGGAGGCGTAATCGGCTTTGCCGACTTGCTTCAGCTTACGCACCTGAAGTTGCAGCAGGCCATTGCCAAGGCTAAGCCTGACGGTCTTATCGTAGACATCGAAGGATTGGAGAATGTCCAGCTTGGAAGAGGAGGAGAGCTTCAGCCGCTGGAGATCCAGGATATCTACGAACAGACTGGTGTCTTCTACTATAGAAGCAAGAACCCAGAGGGCGGATTCCAGAACCCTCCAGTTCGTCCGCTTGAGAATACCATCCGAAACATCAACGAGCTGATCGCCCTCTATAATCACTATCTCCGAATGATTCGTGATGCCACGGGAATAAACGAGATGATGGACGGCACTACTCCGAAAGGGGATACACTCGTGGGTGTTCAGCAGCAAGCTATCGCCGCAGGCAACAATGCCATCTACGATATTACTCACTCTTCTATGATTCTCTTCAAGAAGGTGGTTGATGATATCGTCAAGTGTTTGCAAGTGCTGTCTCCAGACTCTGTTCTTTACAGGGTTTACGAGAAAGCTGTGGGCAACACTAATATGGGGGTCATTAGCTCATTCAGGGATCTACCTATGTACAACTTCGGTGTACACGTTCAAAGAGACATGGACGACAAAGACAGGCAGTACCTAGAACAGAACATCCAGGTTGCTTTGAGCAGAGGAGAGATTGATATCGAAGACGCAATTGGAATTAGACAGCTGAGAGACGTAGACCAGGCTGAGCGTCTCCTCATCGTTAGAAGAAAGAAGCGCGTTAAGGCTCAGCAGCAGATCGCCATGCAGAACTCTCAACAGCAAGCACAAATTCAGCAGGCTTCAGCTCAGGCTACCTCTCAAGCCAAGATGCAAGAGATGCAGATGGAGGCACAGCTTAAAGCGCAAGAGATGCAGCTTAAGACTCAGCTTGAATCACAGCTGGAGCAAGTCAAGCATCAGTTCAGAAAAGAAATCGAGCTCATCAAGGCTCAGGCTACGCTCGGATTCAGAACCGAGGAACAAGAGTTCAAAGAGAAGCTCGAAGTACTTAAAGAAGACAGAAAAGACGATAGAGTTAAGAAGCAGTCTGCTGAGCAAAGCAAGCTTATCTCTCAAAGACAAGGAGATCGAGGCGAACTCCCAGAATCTTCTGACGCAGCTAAAATAACATCAGAATTACTAGGTTAAGATGGCGCAAACAATAAACTTAGATACTTCCCAGAGGGTAGACATTATTTGTAAAAGAGGTGACACCTTTGAGCTTCAGCTTACGCTAAAGGACTCTGCTGGCAACTCTATTATAAGTCTAGGCGAAGATGGTACTGGAGGTGGAACAGGACCCAATGAAGACGATTCGTTCAAGATGGAGGTCCGCACCGCTGACTATGAAGACACAGCTTACGGGACTGGAGGTGACAATAATGACGGAATTATATTGAGCACTGAGGATGACGGAACGGGTCCAAAGCAAATTGATGTCGTTATGGACAGCAACGCCGACACTACTGGAACCGTCAAGTTTTTTGCAGATGCCGCGACTATGGCTACCGTATCTTCAGGTATTTATGTTTACGATATTGAGATGACTGATGTAAGCGAGTCAAACAAAGTGACTACTTTAATTTACGGAACGTTTAAAGTTAACGAAGACGTAAGCGTATAATGGCAACAAACATTACCATATCGACTGGTGGCGCTACGACTGTAGTCACTGTGCCAGAGGTGCAGAATAACGTCACTGTATCAAGAAATCAGATAACCACTGACGAACGTACAAAGCTGGCTGGCATTGAGGCTGGGGCTACTGCCGACCAATCAATAATTACTGATGATGGATTAAGTGGAGGAGCTTCTTCTGGAGATGTTACACTTTCTGTTGATAACACTGTTGTAAGGACCACGGGCAATCAAAGCGTTGCTGGCACAAAAACCTTTGATGGACCAGTAACCTTTAATGGTGGGCCCAATGATCCGATCACAATTCAGAACAACACTTCTGTAAACTTTAATAATTCTTCTACCACCTTTGGTAATGGGGCGGGTGTTATATTTTCGAATGATGCCCAATCACCCCAGTTTAACGCAGAACCTGCTATGCTACTTGGCAGGGCTGGAAATCAACAAATACTTAAGAATACACCAGGCGAACTTACTGTTCAGTCAAACAGCGGGGACATTAAGATAGTCGCTCAGGGTGGTGATTTAATTTTAAAAAGTGGAACCTCTTCAGGCAACAAACTTACTCTTGAGGGTAGGTCTGACATAGAATTTAAACTTGCTAGAGATCAAGGAGATATAGGTTCTGTTTTTAAGATTATCGACACCAATTCTTTTAGCGGAGACCCCACAACAGTCTTTGAGGTGGGTAGGGCTGGCGATTTTACAATTAGGGATTCGTCTGGCGACGAAATTTTTAAAGTCACGTCTTCTCAAGAAGCTAATGAATCTCTTGAAGAGGTTGTTATAGGGAGCTCAGACAACGAGCTTTTTAAGATCAATAAGAAGGGGGATGTTGTTGTTAAAGACCAAAATAACAACGTAGTTTTTGAAGTAAAAAACTCAGACGAAGAAAACGAGACTATAGACTTCGTAAGGATCGGCGGACCAAACGGGTACAAGTTTCCCAAAGTAGCGCCCAATTTTGACCTTCGGAATAAGGCACTGGTAGTAAAGGACATAGCTGACCCAAATAACCCTGAATTTGGGGAGATGGAGTTTAGAAATTTTTCCGCCCAATCTATTTTTGACCTTTCTGAGATTGATGAAGACTTAGAAAGCATAGGGGAGGGGGAAGCACTCATTTGGAACGACTTAACTGGTAAATTTGTTGCCCAATCGGTCCTTTCTAATGTTGGTTTAAACGACCTGTCTGACGTAGATACGGTTACCATTAGCCCTGTGGATGGATACGCGCTTGTGTGGAATAACGGTGAGTGGGAACCTCAAGCCCAGGAAACGCAGCTTTCTAATGATCTTGCTCCTACACTTAGTGCTAACCTTGATGTATCAACACACAGCATAGTAACTACATCCAGCAATCAGGGTATTACTATTCAGCCGCACGGCACGGGAAATGTATCGCTTGGTAACTTCGAGTTCGACGCAGACCAGAGCCTATCAGGAAAAGATAATCACGTTCTAACGTATGATCAGGGTTCAGGAACTATTCAGTTAGAGCCAGCAGCCCTTGATTTAAACGGGTTGAGCGATGTTGACTTGACTGGCGCTTCTGAGGATGACATTCTGATTAGAGATGCAAATGGAAACTTTGTTCCTACTGACGCTTTCACTGCGTTTATGAACGCTGCCGTAGCCGCTACAGCTGGCATGCCTCAAAACGGCTCCGTGGCTGGAGACTTTGATAATGACGGCATCGTTAGCACCAATGACTTGCTTATATTTTTAAGTAACGTAGGTGCGTCTCCCTCTGATGGAAATACTCAGATTGAGTTTACTAATAACAATGCCGCTACCTTTTCTATTTTTGACTCCAACTTCACATTTGAAAACTACAATACTCAGACCAGTATTGTAACCAACAGCGCCCAGCAGGATATGCAGCAGTATGAGTTTAACACTCCTAGCGTTACGACTTCTATTGCTCCATATACCTGGCAGGTAAACACTGCTTCAGATAGTATAAAGCTGTACACTAGCAATAGCACTGAGTTTGGGGAGTGGTTTGAAAACGCAGTCATTGAGATTAAAGAACCGTCTTCTATATACCACAATATCGGCATTACGACGAATCCTGTTTCTTTTGCCGTTTACGTTGAGATAACCAGAGATTACCCTACAGCCTCAAACGAAACTGATGTTAAAATGATAGTAGATTACCCGTCAGCACCAGAGAATCTTAACCTTCTTATGACGCAAGACGGACCGATTTTTTTTGGCGACGCCTTCAAAAAGGACAGCGGTAATACAGAAAGGCCAAAAGCCGTGACTTTGAAGTTTTATGCTGCTTTTGCAGAGGATGAGTTTGGACTTGTGCAACAAAGGTTCAACAACTTAAAACTTAAGGTTACTGGGTCAGTATAACAGCCATGGGAAAGATTAGAATTTTTAACGGAAACAATTCCGTCTACATCAGCGATAGGGCTTATCAGCCAGGATCGCTAACAGCTTCAAACAGAGGTGATGATGTAACAATCGTAAAGAACACAAACAACAAAAGGATTGTTAATGAAATTAGTTATGACCTGATTGTAGATAAAGATGGAAACGCATGGGGAACCGACGGTCCGTCTACAGTAACGGCTTTAAACAACTATATAGGGGCTACAAACCCTGACGGTATCATCAAGTCCACTGACAAGATCACAAGCTTGTCGGGAGTCACGGCATCTGACTTTACGCAGAAGCCAGGTCGTATTGTTTTCGTGGGGGACACTGACGGTTC